AACGCTCAGAACATCCTGAGCAACTAACCCGAAAGAGAGAAACACATCATGGCTTTAGCAGCCCCTCGCATCGACGAGATGTTTGGCGGACTTCCCGCCGAGCAACGCGTCGACCGCTTCGAGGCCTTCAAGTCGGCACTTGCTGAGTGTCACCGCAAGGCAATCACCGAAGCATCGCAGGGTGCAGTGACCTTCGTTCCGAAGCAAGGCATCGTCAAGACCGCCACGCCTCAGACGCAGATCGACGCACTCCGCGACGAGATGACCACCAAGGCGATGACGCCAGACCAGGTCGCAGAAGTGCAAGGCGCACTCGACCGTTTGGCCGACATCAACAAGGACTGGACACTCACCAACCCATTGTCAAGCAACGTCGGTACGTACGGTTTGGTTCCTTACGACCTTGACCCCGCACTTGCCCTGCTCGTCCCGCGCTCGTTCATCCTGCGCAACTCGATCAGTCGCATCGGTGGCATCGGTCAGGCCAAGGAATACCGTCGTATCCTCGGTGTGACCAACTCGAACACTGGTGGCGTCTCAAACGCCGTCTCGTTCTTCAACTCCGCTACGGCTGACACGGCCTTCGGTGGAACTGGAAACGGTGGTTCGGGTGTCGTCAACTTGCAGCGTCCACAGCACATCTCGTACGCCGCTGACCGTCACGTTGTCAGTTATGTCGAGCAAGGCTTCTCGGACTCCGTGAACTTCGAGGCTCAGTACGCAGGTCAGGGCTACAGCGATCTTCGTCAGCTTTCGCACACGTCACTGGTCTGGGCGCACATGCTTGGTGAAGAGCGCAACATGCTCTACGCTCGCTCGGCAGGAACCGGCTACGTCGGCGCACTTGCTGCACCCGTCTCGGCCAACATCACCGCCGCCGGTGCAACTGGTGGATCGCTGACCTCGGGTACGACGTACTACTACGTCGTGACGTACTCGACCGGCTTCGGTGAGACTGTCGCCACAACTGCGGCCAGCACGTCGCCTGGTGGTTCCAACACGGCGCTGACCTTCACGGTCGCCTCGATGCCCGCCGCCGCGCTTGCGGTGAACGTCTACATCGGCACCGTGTCGGGAACGTGGACCAACAAGTTCACGTCGACGTCAAACGTGGTCAAGGCCACCGCCATCGGCACCGGTTCGTACACGCCGCCATCGTCTGACGCCTCGGCTTCGTCCGTTGGCTACGACGGATTGGTCACGGTCCTCACGGACCCGAACCAGGCCGGCTACACGAACCGCCTGAACGCTGCGCTCAGCACTTCTGAGCCTGGTGCAGAGTTCCAGGACGCCTTCGGCAGCCTGTACGCCTCGGTCATCGCTGACCCAGAGGCCATCATCACGACCGGTGCAATCCGCCGTGAGTTGGCGAAGTCCATCCAGCAGCAGGGAAACCCGACGGGCTACCGCTTGAACCTCGAAGCAGGTTCGGACGGCGTGACCATCGGGTCGGTTGTCTCGGCAATCGCGAACGAATACACGGGCCGCATGGTCGACGTGATCGCTCACCCCTACATGCCTGCCGGTGTCGCACTCGTCTGGTCGAAGATGCTGCCGTTCCCGGACAGCGGCATCGCCGAAACCACTCAGGTCGCAAATGTCGTTGACATGCAGATCATTGAGTGGCCGACGATCCAGTTGAGCTACGACATCAGCTCGTACCAGTACGGAACCATGATCCACCGCGCTCCTGCGTGGTCTGGTGCCATCACTGGTATTCAGTAAGTAATCTGAATAGGTCAGGGGCCGGGGCGTTCGCCTTCCGCTCCTTTGATCGTGCGGTTGTCTCCCTTCAATCGCCCCGGTCCCTGGCCGCTCAGATCGCTACTTGAAAGGACCGCCAGATGCCTCGACTACTCGGACCCGAAGATGGTGCGAAAGAAGTCGGCATCGGCGATGCAGTCATCAAGCGCGACCGCGACGGCTCCTTTCACGTCGACAACCCTGCGGTCGCTTCTCTAATGCGCAAGACCGGCGACTTCACTGTCACCGGCACGACGTTCCGCAAAGTCCGTCAAGGCTTTCAATGTCAAGACTGCGGCTTCGTCGCGCTGATCTCTGACCACTGTGGCAAGTGTGATGGCACCAACTTGAAAGCGGCTGAACGATGAGCATCAACCCAGCCAACGTCACCTACACCAACCGTGAGCCGTACATCACGGTCGACGAGTTCATCAACTCGCCCATCGCCTCGGCTGTCGACGTCACCAACCTGGTCCCTAACGGCAACATCGCCGCGCAGAACGCCGCCATCCAGCAGTTGATCTACATGGCGTCTGCTGAAGCCGACAACATTGTCATGGGTCCACTAGGGACCATGTGCGCTACCTCGAACACCGAGCAAGGCCGCTACCGGGTCAACCGTTCCGGCATGATCATCGTTCACCCCGCCTACTGGCCGATCCTTGAAGTCGACTCGTTCTTGGTCGGTGCGCTCCCCGGCAACCAGGTCAGCATTCCGGTTTCGTCGGCAACGTGCTGGATTGAGGACCGACAGTTCACGATCATGGGGTCGACGTTCCCCTGGTCGTCTAACGGCCCCATCGAGCTGACCAGCGTGCCGTTCAACTCGGACATGCAACAGTTCGTCACCTACTCCTACGTCAACGGATTCTTCAACCAGTTCCTCTCGGCGTCGTCTAGCGCAGGCGCAACCTCGCTGACGATTCCTAGTCCGATTGGTCTCTACCCTGGGATGCCGTTCACCATCTGGGACGGTGCCATGACCGAAATCGTCCAGGTGTCGTCGACGTGGACATCGAGCACGACCGTCACTTTGCAGAACCCGATGACCTACGCTCACAGTTCGGGCACGAACGTCTCGACGTTGCCAGCCTCAGTCAAGCAAGCCGTCATCCACCTAGTCGTCGCAGGCATCAAGCAACGTGGCGAGGGTGGCCTGGTCATCGCTGAAACTGGCGAACCGATGAGCGTCGGCGGACGAAGTGACACCGCCGTTGAGGACTTGGCACGCGCCGAAGAACTCCTGCACGCCTTCCTGCAAGTCTGGGGCCGGTCGTGATCGCCATCGTGTTCTTTGGTGTTCTGTGGTGCGCCTTCATCGGCATCGCTGCGTACATGGTCCTGCGGAACCAATGAGTCGCGCCACCGTTCGTCAAACCATCGCGACGTACCTAGAACCGTCGACGTCAAACTTGCCGATGCTTGGCAACGTCTACCCACACCCGGCCAAGTTCACGCCCGAAGGCGACTTTTTCCAGGGCCAAGACCCCGGTCACAACACCGGCGCAGTCATCTTCATCTACATCGGACGCCAGGAAGAACGACGCGCTGCGTTGGGTGGTCCGCACAACGGTCGTAAGGTCGTTGAGTACGACGTCGTGTTGGACTGCTTCATCAGGTCAATGGCTGCGCAAAGCCAGGACGCCGGGGCCGACTCGGACACGTTCCTAGACGCACTTGTCGCCTACATCAGAGCTGATCGAAACGCAGGCAACCCATCAGTCGTGTTCCAGTGGGGCGAAGGCATGTACCCCGGCGGCGTCGACATCGAAGTCCAGGCGCTCTACCCAAGATCCTTGAAGGCTAGTTATCAGACTTCTCAGGTCTACGCTACGGTTAGAACCAAGGTCGTTGAGATTGTCGACTCGTAGGAGAACAGATGCCAGACTTCAAGTTCACAGGTAGCGAAACGATGGTGTTCCCATCGCTGGCTGCCGCCGATGGGTCGACCCTTGTCTGCAACCCTGGCGACACCGTGACCCTTGACACCGACCCTGGCGTCGACTCGCTCCAACCAGTTGCCACAAAGTCAAACGCCGCCGACCCCGCTCCCGCACCAGCACCCGCAGACTCCTCTCAGACGCCCGCAGATGCCCCTACAAGCCCCGCAACCCCGGCAGCGTAGCCAGGACACCTAGGAAACAGGAGAACGCAAAATGCCATTTATGTCCGTAAACAGTTATGTCGGACTCGGCGTCGAGACGTCGCGTGGCACCGCGTCGTCCAACATCAAGTGGGTGCCGGTCACGACCCCGCAGCTCACGCCACAACAGAAGTGGCTCCGTGACGAGGCCTTCCGAGGCTCGCCGGTTGCGCTCTACAACGAAGTTCTCGGCGTTCGTCACGACGAATACACCTTCAAGTCTTACGTCTTTGCCGACACCTTCCCGCTCGTCGCCAAGGCCGCCTTGGGCTACGAAGCCGTGACCGGTGCTGGTCCGTACACGCACACCCTGAGCCTTTACAACAACGCGGCC